CTTCCGGAGTGCGCGACGATCTCGGCGGCGGTGGCTTTGACCGGCGTGCCGGCGTGGGTTTGGAGCGACGCCAAACGGCGCGGCTCGCCCGGCTTCGACAGTCGCGGCCGGCTCCACCCAGCGGAGGTTTTGGCGTGGATTTTCGGCCCCGGGGCGCAGGGCGAGGAGAGCACCGACTGGAAGGGGCGCAGGCTCAAGGCGCAGGCGTTGCGGGAGGAGTTAGATTTGGAGGTCGCGCGCGGTGAGGTCATCCCGGCATCCGAGGTTCAGCGTGGCATTTCGACTGGCATGTCACGGCTCTTTGCCGTGTGGGATCGACAGACATCCCTATTGCCACCGAAGGCCAAAGGGCTCGACGAGCGCGGCATCAAGTCTCTCCTCATCGAAGCCGCCGAGGAGGCGAAGGAAGAGATGCGCCGGGAGTTCTCCAAGATCGCAAAGGAACAATGAGCAAACTTGGCCAAGCCATCGCCTTTTTCGTCGCTCAGGTCATCGTCATCGCGCTTGTCGTCTCAGTCATGCGCAGACCTGAGCAGCGCAAGGGGCGACACATCATCATTTACCTCTCCGAGTTCGCCCGGGTTCAGCGCGTCGAGGACAACTCCGGATTTCGGATCGTCGGCATCGAAGGGCTGCGAATCATTACGGAGAGCGGTAGCGCGCTTCGAACGCTCACAAACAGACCCGCACAATGACCCGCCTTGACCAAATGTTCCTCGCCGCCGTACCGCCGCCCCGCGTGGTGGACGTGGTTGCGTGGGCAGAACAACACGTCAACCTTCCGGGCTCCACACGGTCGTCCCGATTCTCTTCATCCATCACCCCGTGGACGCGCTACCCGCTTGAGCTGTTGGACAACGGCGTGACTCGTCGGCTTTCTATCGTCGCTCCGATTCAGTCAGGGAAGTCCGTCGTCGGTGAAATTGCACTCTGCTACTGGGTCGCGACGAAAAACGGCGGCGACGTTCAAATGAACTGGCAGAACGACGACCAAGCGGAGGCGCGATGGAAGAAGCGAATCGAGCGCATCCTGACCGACTGCCGCCCAGTCATCGCGCGATGGGGTGGCGAGCCCGACAGGTCCAAGAGATCCGTCGGGCAGTGGATCATGCCGCACCTGAATTTGACGTGCCAGGGTGTCTTCACGGAGCGGCGCGTGGCGTCCGATACCATCACGTACCAGATCAACGAGGAGGTCCACGACGAGAGCGGATGGATTCCCGGGCGGCTTGACCAGGCCTTCGGGCGTCTGACCGCCGCATGGGACGGCGTCGCTGTGGTCATCTCCAACGCCGGCAAGGTCGGGTCCGAACTTCACAAGGCCTTCGAGGCCGGCACCCAACAGCATTGGGAGGTTCGGTGTCCCGGGTGCGGGCAATACCATCCGATGCGGACAAAGTGGGACGAGAAGCGTCCGGATCTCGGCGGGCTGAGGTACGACGCCGACGGCTGCCGGATGGAGAACGGCACGTACGATTACCGCCGTCTCGCTCCGACCATCCGTTATCAATTCCCGTGCGGACACTCCGTGCCGGACGACGTGTCCATCCGCCGCTCGATGTCGCTCTCCGGGCGCTACGGGGCGCCACAGAACCCCGGCGCGATGGCAAGCAACGTGTCGCTGACGATGGATGGCGTATCGGTGGACTACATTCCATGGGTCCAGTTGATCGAGGAGAAGCACAAGGCGCTCCGCTCGCTCAAGTACGGCGATTTTTCGGCGTGGCAAAAGTACGTCCGCGAGCGCGAGTGCAAGTTCGTCGAGGAGTCCGAGCGGCCTCGCGTGCAAGAGATCGTCTTTTCGAGCGCGACGAAATCACGCGACGGCATACCGGATCGGGATTTTCGCTTCGGCACACTGGACCGCCAACAGGGCTCGCTTGCGAAGGGCGAGCTTCCGCACTGGTGGGGTGTCATCCGAGATTTCAAACGGCTGCCGGACGGGCGGATTCGTTCGCTCCTGGTGTTTGAGGGCAAGCTCCTGACCGACGAGGATGCTGCTGGGATCATGAGGGAACATGACGTGTTCCCAAAGGCGGTCTCGGTGGACTCAGGCGACGACACGACGCACGTCTACCAGTTCTGCCTCCGCTACGGATTCAATGCCATCAAGGGCGAGTCGCGCGACCTGTTCCAGCACGACGACGGATCGAGGCGGATCTTCTCACAGGCCAAACCGCTTCACCTTATGATCGGCGCGCCGTCTACGTGCGAGAGCGAGCTAGACGAACCGGAGTTTTGGCTCTACTCGAAATCGGGAATCCGGGAGCGGTTGAACTGGCTGCGAACGTCGGCCGAAGTGGATTGGGAAACGCCTTCAGACGTGTCAGACGATTACCGCGCGCACATGGATTCCGAACGGCTTGAGGATCGGCGCGTCAGTGGTTCAACAGTCAAGGCATGGGTTCAGTATGCGGATCGGAATGACCTTTTCGTGTGCGAAGGATACCAAGCCATGATGGCGGACATGGTTGGAGTCATTGGGGAAGCAGCGGCATCGAATTTGAAATGAGCAGGAACTTCATCAATCGGAAGGAAATCGCGGCGATCCTAGAAGTCAGCGTCGATACGGTTCGGCGGCAAGAAGTGCCATGGGGAATCCATCAGTTCCGTCGAACCATCTCGCCTAGACAGGTCGATTACGACCGGGAGCGAGTGATTGCGGCACTGAACGCACGGCGCTTGCTGCCGTCAACGCACGTCCCGCCAGTCTCGCATGACTCGCCGCTAGGTTAGGCGGTTGGCAGTGTAGCATCGTGCGGCGTGGCCGCAGATGCCCGCACAAAGCTAGCCCTCCTACGAGCCGCCGTCTCCGCTGCTACCGCCGCGAGTCAGACGTTGCTGGTCTGGCTGGCTGCCGAAATCTCCGCAAGGTTCAGCGCCGGCATCCGCACCGGCAAGCAGCTTGTCGGCTCATCCGCTGGCGGCACTTCTGCTTCGTATCAGATCGCCGGGACATACGGACTTTCCCCGCAGGATGTCTTCAAATTTTGGGATGAGGCTCTTGACCTCTACGACGAGTCCTCCGCCGCACTGACGGCCTCGGGTGTTTCATCGCCGAACCAGTCCCAAATTGTTACCGAGATGCGGTTCCGGCTGGCTCCTCGCGAGTCTGTCGTCGCCGACTTCTCCGAGGCCATCGTCTCGATTGGCGAGGTGGCGCCCACATGAGCCTCGCCGCTTCCATCGCGTCCCCGCTTGTCTGGATAGCATCGCGCGTGATGGCGTGGCACGAGGCCGCGCTTCGTACGTCCGAGCGTGGCTACATTCCCGGGATCACCAAGGATTCGCGCCTCGACCTGACCGAAATGGATCTCTGGGAGATCCGCAGGAAGGGACACTTTTTTGAGGCGAACACGCACATTGTCCCGGCGATGGGCTCGGTATTCGAGCAGTACGTCGTTGGTCCTGGTGGGCTCGCAGGAACGCCAGCGTCATCGAGTCAGGAGTTCAACGACATCGCGCGTCAGGAATGGGACACATGGCAACCATTCGCGGATCTCTGTTCCCTGCGAGGTTTCAAGCAGATGGTGAGCTTGGCGGGTTATTCGTGGTTCACCGTCGGCGAGTCGTTTCTGGTCAAGCGATACGGCGACAGCGGATTCCCACGGCTGCAAATGGTCGAGGGTCATCGCGTCGGGTCTGGTGGTCGGTTTGGCTCCTCGGGTTCTGACGCATTTTTCAACGGCGTTGAGTTGGATAGGAACGGCCGTCCGGTGGCGTATCACATGGCGCTCGGTCTCGATGGTGCTGAGTTCACGCGCGTCCCGGCGTCCGATGTCATTCACGTTTTTGAGCCTACGCGCCCCGGGCAGCTACGAGGGCTGCCGATGTACTCGAACGTCATGAACAAGCTCCAAGACATGATCGAATTGGAGCGGTTCGAGATGAAGGCAGCGAAGGCGCTGTCGGCGATTGCTGCCGTTTGGAAAACGCGGGACAAACAGATCCAGGGAGACGGGGCGCGGGCGGTTCGCATGAACCCGCAGCTTCGCACGAACGCGAACGCATCTACGACGACCGAGAATCGCGAGCGGCAAGTCCGGTCGGTTGTGGGTGGCGAAATGATTGCGCTCTACAACGACGAGACAATCGAGTCGCCGGTATCCAACCGCCCGTCGGTTGTCACCCTTGAGTATTTCCAGAAGCTCCAGCGCGACATCTGCGCCGGCTCCGGAGTCCCGCCGAACCTCGTCTTTCCGCAGTCCATGCAAGGAACGGTCACGCGAGCCGACATGGATCGCGCCGCGAACTACTTCCGGATGCGGAGCGCGGTGCTTCAGGACGTTGTTCGCGATGTCTACCGGTGGGTGATTGGCCACGCGATTCGGTACTCGCCGCTGTTCCGAAACGTCTCGATTCCCGCCGACTGGTGGAAGCTGAGCGTGCGGCCACCGAAGCAGTGCAACGTGGACATCGGCAGAAACTCGAACGCGATCCTTTCCGAGCTCAAAGCTGGAATCCGCACATTCCGGGACACCATCGGTGAGGCTGGCGACGATTGGCGCGAGGTCCTTGAGCAGCGCGCGGTTGAGACTCGATTCATTCAGGATCTCTCGGCGAAGCACACTGTTTCCGCAGACTTGATCTCTGACATTGCCGCAGGTCAGCCACCACAACAGCCGGACACGCAAGCCGCAGGCACTCCCACGCTATGACACCCAAACAAGCCCGCTTCCCGGTTGCGTTTGCTGGCTCCAACAAAGCCACCATCTCGATCATTGGCCAGATCGGAAAAAGCTGGTGGGACGACAGCGGAACCGATGAGGCCGATTTTCGGGCCGTCCTCGACTCAATCCCGCGCGGGACACAAATCGAGATCCTCATCAACTCCGAAGGCGGATCGATCAAGGACGGCCTTGGAATTTACCACGCCATCAAGGACCGCAGCGAGGACATCGTCTGCAAGGTCACCGGCTACGCGCTGAGTATCGCAAGCGTGTTTCCGTGCGCGGCGTCCAAGTTCATTGCACCGAAAACGTCCATCGTGATGATTCACAAGCCTTGGACTTACGCGGAGGGCGACGCGACGGCCATGCGCCAAACAGCGGAGATGCTGGACAAACACGAGGGCGCACTGATCGAGGCTTACACCAGGAAGACCGGAAAGACGGCCGACGAGATCAAAGCCGCGCTTGTTGGTGAGCTTGGCGCCGGAACGTGGATGACCGGCGAGGAGGCAGTCACGTTTGGGTTGTGTGACATGGCGTCCGACGAGGACACGAGCGACGCGCAAGCCAAGGTCGTCGTGCCAGAGAATTTCCGCAGCAAGGCCCCGAGCCGATTCGCTGCGGCGCTGAATTCGGCCCGGCGATTGCCGGACGCCGTGACGGAAGCGGCCCCTACCGCCGCGCAAGAGCAGGAAGGAACCACTATGGACAAGCAGAATACGACCCCTGCGCCGGCCGCTGAACCGAAAGCGGCCCCCGCGCAGAATACCGCCCCGCCCGGGGACAACGCCGAAGTTCTCAACCGCGTTAAGGCGCTCGAAGCACAGAACGCCGCGCTCCGCCGTGAGAAGCTGGAGCGCATCGTGGACAACGCGATTGCCGAGCGGCGCATTACCAACGCCAACCGCGCGTTTTTCATCGAACAGGGCGAGCGAACCTCGCTTGAGGCGGTCGCCGAGAACCTCGCCACGTTTGAGCCTCGCAACCTCGACCCCGTCGCGAGTTCGCCCGTCGTGGTCTTAGCCGCCGACCCCAAGGACACCGGGCGCGGCATTCTCAACCTCGTTTCCGGGAGCCGCCGAATCTGGCGCGAAAACGGTCTCGACGACAGCGGCGCGAAGGCGATGGCCCGAAACTCCATCGAGCTCAGCAAGGCGTTTTCCGATCCGAAGTTCTCGGGCTGGCTCGCGCAGAACGCCAACAGCATCGACTCCAACCTACAGACGGTTTCGATCCTGCAAACCGCAATGTCCGCGCTGGCCAAGCGGATCATCGCTCTCCGCGCGTTCTCTACCGTGTTCGAAAACGTGCCACTGCTCGGCACCGACGAGGTCGTGGTTCCGTACTACCCGGCATTCACCACGGCGAGCACCAACTGGTCCGCGACCGACGGCTACACCGGCACTCCGAGCGACACCATCAGCTCGAAGAAGGTCACGATCAACAAGCGCAAGTATCAGTTCTCGCGCTTCACTTCCTCCGAGATCGCGCGCCAGCCGTACCTGAACAAGGCTGAGCTGGCGAAGAAGCACGCCGAGCAACTCGGCATCGATGTCTTCACCGACGTTCTTTCTGCCGTCACACTGGCCACCTACGGCGCGGCTTCCGTCACCAGCGGAGCCGATGCGTTCGACCTGGACGACGTTACCGACCTTATGCGCGTCGCCGACGATGCGGACTGGCCCGAGCTTGGTCGGAGCCTGTTCCTGACCAACACCTACAAGGCCAACCTGCTCAAGCAACAGGGTCTTGTTTCCGTGTCCGAAAGCGGATCTCCGCAGGCGCTCCGCGACGGCATGACCGGCCGACTGCTCGGGTTCGACGTTTACGCGAACTCGCGAATCCCGTCCAACAGCGAGAACCTTGTTGGGTTCATCTCCGTTCCGTCCGCGCTGATCGTCGCGACTGCCCCCGTCACCCCGACGGCCGCCGTGCTTCGCCAGCTCGCCGAGTATCAGGTCTACACCGACGCAGCCACCGGAATCAGCTTCACCTACAAGCTGTTCGGCTCCGCCGACTACGACCGCGAGACCGAAATCATCGAGTGCAACTACGGCTACATCGCTGGCGAGACCGCCGCACTGAAGCGAATTACCAGCGCCTAACGAATCATGAGCGCAAAACACTGGGCGCTTTTTGGCGTCAAGCACGGCAGCGCGAAACTCGATTTCGTGGCCGGGCCGTCTGAAAACCGAGCCGACCTCGCCGGCGAGGTGAAGAAGGCGAAGGCGTCCCGCCGGCATGAATCTTACTCCGAGCTTCAACTTTGGCAGAGCAATGCCGGCGTGATCGCTTCTGCCAAGAAGCTGCAAAGGCCCGAGAAGAAACCCCAAACGAAGACTCAACCCAAGGAAACCAACCCATGAAGTTCATCAAGTTCACACTTGCTGCGCTGTGCCTGATCGGCTTTGGCGCATTTGGCCAGACATACAACGTCAAAGACGCATCCGGGCTGCCGGCTACGCTGGCAACCTCCGCCTCGGCGACGGTCAATCATGCCATGTTCGTCGGGCGACAGGACAACGTCGCTCTGGTGTTCGACTACCTGCCAGGAGGGACGACCACCCAGAACATCACCATCACCATCGAGTACAGCGTTGACGGGACCACCTACGCCGATGCCCCGACTACCTCGTGGGTGTTTGCTGCGCCGGGAGCGACCAACCAATACCAGATCGGCACGAACCTGCCGACGTACGGTTGGGGATACATGCGTATCAAGACCATCGCCAACGCCGGCTCCGGATCGACGATCACGCCGGTTACGCTTCGCTACTCCGAGAAGAAATACTGACGCACGGGACACACTGGCCGGCGGCGTTCTCTCCGCGTCGCCGGCCTTCACCAGATGAGCGCATCCACCGACGCACTTGCTGAAGCCCTCGCGAATCAGATCGAGGAGCAAGGGCAATCGTTCTCGGTAGATGGAGAGGAGGATGCCGTTGTTGGACTGATTGAGGACACATCCGCGCAACTCATGGCCGGACTGTCTGGGATGGAGGACACGTCGGAAATCACGATCACGATTCCGCGCGCATCGTGGACTCCGACGCACAAGGCGGTAATCACGTTCGACGGAGAGGACTACACGGTTGACCGAATCAACGGGAAGATCCCGCACAAGTGGACATTCACGGCGACCAATCGCCAGTCATGAACGCGACGTTGAAAATCGACCATGATGCCGAGCGCAAGTTTCACGCTGCGCTGGGGCAGATCGGAAGCATGGCCGGGAAGGCCATGCGCCGAATCATGGTCGAGCAGATGTCGCTTCTCGTTCGAGATGCTGTCGCGTTTACTCCTCCGTTCGGAGACGCGCCGATTACCGAGGGGCTCAAAGCTCAAAAGGAAATCGGAGAGGTGGCAGTTCGTCGCGACATTTTCGGAGGCAAGTCGGAGCCGTGGCACTCTCGCGCTGGTCTGTTTCGAGGCGTTTCGGCAGAGGTGATGAAATCGGCGAGGCGGGACGCGCGCAAAATCAAGGACGGTTCGGATGCCTTGGTTTTCGTTTCCAAGACCGGCATCGCCCACATGGCGCCACAGGAGATGTTCCGACCTGATGCCACGCTTCAGGAGATGAGCGATTGGCACCAAAAACACCGACGCGCAAATGGGAGAACGCACAACGTATCAGGGCGCGGAGTGAATGCCGGCGATGTTCGAGTGACGGCGCAAATGGTCGTCAAGAACACGATCTTGGAGCGGTACTATAAGGACGTTGCCAAGCGCGTGCTCACAGCCAAATCGGGATGGGTGTACGCATGGGAGAAGCTTCAATCATGGCTTGGGCGATTCAATGCATCGGGCGGAACTCGTGGAATTCCGGCACCGCTCAAGAAACTTCGCGGAGCGCAGTCTGGGCACTACATCAACAGCACCAGTGATGAGAAGCCGATACTCGAAGCCGGCAATACCATCGGATACGCGCAAAAGCACGTCGGCCACATCGTGAAGCGCGCGTGGTCCAACCGCGTCCGCAACATCCAAAAGCAAGCCGACCGCATGGCGAAGGAGCTGGCGAAATCGCTTCGGCAGAAGGGAATCGATGCCAACGCTTGAAGGAAGACTTTGGACCGCAGCGGCTGCTGGCTACCCCGGATCTTTCCGTGTCACTGCCGCATCGCACCAGATGGGCAGCGTGACCGCCGTTGGGCTCGGGATCACGATTACATGCGGCACGGGTGGAAGCGCAGGCCTCTACAGCCAAACGCTCCTGGCCGGCGACTACATCGTACAGATTCCGGGCTTCCCGCAATTCCGTATCACGATGCCGTCCGGCTCCGGTGAGTACGCGCTGGAGGAGGTGGACAACGACGAATCGAGCCCTCTGTCGTCCGCGCGCGTCTACGACGACGCCGACGCGCTCGCGGCGGTCACGGTTCCATCCACGGTGGAGTGGGTCACGCTCCGCGAGGATTCCGACACGCCGCCAGCGCAGCACGTCCTGTTTTTCAGGTCTGAGCACGCCAACGTTCTGGCATTCACCCCCGACGGCGTGAACGTCGCCGCCGACGCATCCGACAACCGGTTCCTCCGACAGGGTGTTGACCCGGATAATTTCGCATGATCCGAGCCATCTTAATCGCCTTCCTGTTCTCGGTTTCTGCGTTCGGGCAAACGTGGAACCAAGCGGAGTCGCTCACGAACCTCCTGACGCGTACGCCTGTCGTCGGTGGCTGGTACAGCGTCAAGGGCTACCGCACTCCTGGCGATTGGGGAAGCGAGCGAACGGCGCAGTATGTGCGAGGCGACACGACGACCACGAACATAGGCAACGTGTTCGCGTGGTCCGGTGGGCGGCTCAAGTTTTTTGACGGCACCAACACGGTTCAGGATCTCCGATGGTGGGGTGGCGACCGCAGCAACACGCACGACACATACGCGAGCCTTGTCGCATGCTACGGGTGGATTGAAGACCTGGGCGGAGGAACTGTGCGCGTTCCGGCTGGCACGTACAAATTCTTGACCGACGGAATTGAAGCCCCAAGCGGCGTGAACCTCGAAGGTGACGGACCGACATCCGTCTTGAATTTCACGCAAACAGGAAGCACCAACTACCCATTTGCAATTCGCTACGCCGGCTCGCGCTCTGCTGGTTCGGCGTTATGGGCATCGGTCTCCGCTGGCGGCTACTCGCTGGTAACTTCGTCCGACCTTTCCCTATCGCAGGGAGACACCGTCGCGATTTACAACACGAACGATTTCAGTGGGGGAGGTCGGTCGTACTATCGAGCGGGGCAGTTTGCTAAGGTTTCCGGCGTGACTGGCTCGACCAACATTTCATTGGCGACACCGCTCTATGCGTCGTACGGAACAAACGGCGTCTTTGTCTACAAGGTCACGCACACCCGCGCGCGTGTAAAAGACATCCACTTCGCGCTACCTGTTCAGTCTGCCGGGTTGACCATCCACTACGGCGGGCGCGACGTGTTGCTCGAAAACGTCAGCGCGGCAGGCTCAGAGTATCAGCACATTGGATTCCATTCGTGCTTCGGATCTCGACTAAAGAACGGATTCATCGAGTCGGACTCGACCCCCGTCGGATTGAATTACGGCGTGCTGATCGGATCTTCGCAGGATGTCGTCATCGACGGCGGCACGTACGCAGCGGCGTTGTCTGGCATCGAGACGGGCAACACCGACACTGACTTGGACTTCTTCTGTCGTGGATTGCAGATCCTCAACGTCAACGCCTACTCAATTCGGCAAGCTGGCCCAGGTGTTGGGTTTCACGGCAACACAATCGATTCCGTGATCCAAGGCGGTAAAATTCAGGGAGTCCACCTCGCTGGAGGAAACCAACTGCTCGATGCCCAGGTCGAGAACGGACCGAACTACTCGGCGATAAACGGAACCGAGATGTATCGTTTCGACTCGGTCATCCGTGGAAACACGTTTGTTCTCCGACGATTCAACGACACCGAGGCTGAATGGCTCGGGCGTATAACGCTGGCTGGCGTCAACGCTGCTGCGTCGAGTTCAGTCAATACCAACATCTGGGCCGGAACGTGGGGCAACACAACAAACCAGTTCTTCCGCTTCGAGGGAAATTCGGTTTGGTACCTAAACACGTTCACGCGGTCCGGCGATTACGGTCTGTACATCGACGAGAGTTCCACGCTGTCGGCAAATCCTAACGCGGGACAAGCCACGTTCGGAGGCGTGATTTTCCGAGGCAACACGTTCTCATTTCCTGACTCACAGCCGTTCTCCGCGCTTACGACGGCAAGCCTTATCGTTCGTTCGGCGACAAATGTCATTTTTCGCGAAATCATCGTGGATGGTAAAAACGTCATGCCTTACGGCGGTGTGAGGTTGGACTTGAACGGCGGGCGCGTGCTTGTCGAGGGCAACACGCTTTCACTGAATCTTGACCCGCAGGCGGCAATCCGAATCAACCGCAACGCCGATGTCGGAGGCTATCAGCCGATTCCGCTGGATGCCGTCGTGATTGGCAACACGATTGACGGCGCGCAGGCTGCCGGACTCTCGTTCGTGAACTACTTCGGCACGCTCAAGGTGACAGGGAACACGTTTCGCAACTACGGCCAAAGCGGATCTTCGGCGTACGGATTCCTGGCGGATTACATCGGAGGAAACTCGACGAACTTGGTGCGAGTCGAAAACCGCGACAACACGTTTCAGAACGACCTCGGCGGAACGATTTACAGTTACTCGATCAACGCTCCGTCGGCGCATCTCGACGAGCGAGACAACCGCACGCTCGGCACCACCGCTGGCACGCTGACGGTATCCACTCGGCGCACGCTGCCTTACATTGCAAACGCGCAGGGCGCGACGAATGCCGTCGCGCTGGTGGGGTCGTTCGCAACGGCATCGCTCCCGACCGGAATCCCGCCCGCGATCACATGGGATTCGACCGTCGGCCGCGCAGTTGCCTACGACGGATCGGCGTGGGCTGGCTTGCGATGGAACGCGGACACGAATTTCCCGAATCTGTACGTTACAAACACGGTCAACGCCGAGGACATCGCGACCGACACCATTTCGATTGGTCCGTCTAGGCTGGTGTTTGCCGCGCTCTCCGATCCGATCTACGTGTTGCACAGCACGAATGGCCCCGTCAGGTTGGCGATTCAAAACAACAACACTGGCTCGGCTGCTCAGTCGGGAATCAGTCTCACTGCTGGCGGCTCCACAGGAACGCTTCTGATGCGGTCTCCAAACGACTCATCCAGCTCACTGACCAACCGGCTCGTGCTCGATGGCCCAAGGCTCGGATTCGAAATCGACTCCGGCGCCGATGTTCGATTCCTTGTTTCCGGCTCGCCGTTCGCAACACTGTCAGAGTCGCTGCTTGACGTTCCGCGCCTACAAACCAAGGCAGCGACTAACGTGCCGACACACGTCCTGATTACAGGGGCAGACCCAACATCCACGGCGCGGCAGGTTCAGGCAACCACGCTCGCCAACCTGAAAAACTCGCTCGCCATCTCGTCTGCCGACATCACCGACAGCACGAGTGCGGGGCGGGCTCTGCTCACGGCCGCCAATGCTTCGGCGCAGCGGTCAAGCCTCGGGCTTGGAACGATTGCGACAATCGACGACGCGCCAAGTGACGGGAACCAGTACGTGCGGTCGAATGCGACTTGGGCCATTGCTAGTGGTGGCGGAGGGGGCATTTCCGGAATCCGAGTGACCGACGGAACCACTGACGCCGACGGCATCACAAACATTCTTTTCAATCCGGCTGGCGGCTCCGGGTTTGCCATTACAGTCACCGACATGGGAACGCGAGCAGACGTAGACTTTGAATGGCTTAGCCCTGGCTTTGGAATCAATGGCACATTCCCGACGTACGGCACTGAACGATGGAATCTCAACGACACGACGCCATCGGCGCCGGCCGGATCGAGCCCCGTCAGGTTGCAGAGCAATTCCACGAACGCCTCGGCGTATGTTGCCGTGGCCCCGACAGTTGTCGTCAGTCAATCCGCATGGTCGAATTCGGTTGCCGCCGTCACGATTGCATCTGGGTTCCTCAACAAAACGAACATGCCGTTCGACGGCGCGCTGTTGACGGGGCCTATTGCCGGCACGCTCTACAATGAGTCCGGTGCCAATACCACGCTAGTCCCAATCCTCATCATCGGAGGCACTACAAACTACGCGACTGCAAGCGGTATCAATTTGGCCAACTCCGCAACGATTAGACCGTGGCGCATCCAGCTCGACATGCAGCGAGTTTCATCGTCGGCCGTAGTTGGCGGGCTGGAGATGCTCGTGAGTGCTTCGGCTGGCCCGGGTGGCAGTTATCCTGGCGTTGGATCGATGACATCTTCTCCGACGGTCACAGGGCGCAACGTCATCGGAGTCGAGTCGGCGGTGGATGTTACCTCGTCGAACGTGGCGTGGGCGTTGCAGCTTCAACTTTCAACAGCGTCAGTGAGCAATCGGGTGAACGTGGTTTACGGGGGTCTGAAATGAGCAGATATGCAACAATCGTCGGAGGCGTTGTAGGTGTCCCGCGTTCATACGGCGAAAAAGATCCCGGCTCCGTCGAGATCCCTGATTACGTCACCAAGGGAGACACCACGCCCGACGGCGGCCAGACGTGGTATCGCGGTGGAGTTCTTGTCGATCCGGTCTTGGTTCCGGTCACCAAGCTCGACATCAAACGCCGCGTGACGCCGCAGGAGTGGGCGGCACTCAAGGCAGCCATCGCGAGCGACGCGGACGCACAAGAGAACTGGGACATCGCGCAGGAAATCGACCCGTCACATCCTCAGACACAGCAGGTTATTTCGTACTTGCAATCACAAGGTCAACTCTCGACTCCGCTCTGGAAAATCTTTGCGCAATGATCCACTTGAGACCCAACACCAGCCTCGACGACATCCTGCTACACGACCGCAAATGGTCGCCGGGTGATGTCATCAAGCTCCGCGCTGGAACCTACCAGACGCGCGGATCTTTGGCCGAAGGGTTCTGCGCGATTCCTCCAGGCGTCACGCTGGATGCGACGGGCTCGCGAATCGAGTTGGTTGACCCTGCGCTGGTGGACTCCCAACCGTGGATCGAGCCTCCGCTCCTGTCTGCTGGCGCGCGCATCTTCGGCGGCGAGTGGGATCTCGGCGACCACGGCGGCATTGCGCAATCCGGGTTCCGCGCGTTGGGCACGGCGCACGTCGAAGGCGCGATGCTGCGCGGGTTGCTTGGGCGGCGCGTGGCCAATGCCTCGCACCCGGTCAAGGAGGTCTTTGCCTACTGCGCACCGGACATCGAGGGCGACGGCGGGACTACGGTTGACGGGCTGACTGCATTCGTGCTCCGCGACGACGCCAACAACTACGCGAGCGGCGTCTACACGAACGACAGGAATTCGGTGGTTCGAGGATGCGACATGCAGCTTGGGGAGTGGGGTCAATTCGCGTACTCGTGCGCTCATTCGACGGAGTTCGTGAACTGCCACGGCGAGGCTGCCCGGTTCGGTTACACGGACACGGGCGGATTCCAAGGATCTTTCAGGAACTGCTCCGGCCGAGCGCATTGGGCCGCGTGGGCTTTCGCAGGCTCCGGTATGGCTCCCGCACCGGAACGGATGCTGCTGGCCATTGGATGCGAAATTGACGCTACGGGCGGGCGCGTCGTGGAGTTCGACGATACGCACGGCGAGCAGGAGGCGCTTGTCGTTCTCGTCGGAGGCAAATACGTCGGCGACTACCGAATCGCCTCGAACTCGAAACGCTCCCGCATGTTCGCCGTCGGCGCGGAGATCAACGCCACGTTGGACTACCGTCCGAACCACGAGCCCGAACCGATCATCGCATGAGGACCACAACCGCAACCATGATGCTCGCCGTTGTCGCGCTGTCCGGATGCGCGTCGTTCTCGACGCATCAAACGGACGTTACCACCACCGCACCCGATGGAACCGAAACAAGGTCGATCACCACGAGAGCCACGGGACGCACGTTCGCCGCGAGCAAGCAGGCGCTCGCGACCTGGAAGGCGACGCAAACCGACAAGAGCCAAGGAGCCAGCGTCGGCGGTCTCAATCAGGAGTCGGACGCCAGCAGCCTGACGAAGGCACTCGGCGAAGGCGTCGCCGCTGCGCTCGTGAAAGGAATCAAGCCATGAAGCCTCTACGACAACCCAAGACGATCACGCTCGGCGGCGCCAAATACAAGCTGGCCATCCCGTGGCGCGCGGTCTCTGACGCCATTTCGGAGGGGCCTTTCTACCGTCGCGTCGGCGAGCCCGATTCCGGCTACGCATACATGCCGGACGCAGGGTTCCTGCATGTCAAAGGTTCGCCGCTTTCGTTCATGCACCGAGTCCAACTATGAGCAACAACGAAGCGCGCTGGGTTCTGGCGGGCGGAATGAGATCCGAAGCATCCGCGTGGCTCTGGATCGCCGCGGCGAGCCTCATGGGATTCTCGGCGCTGGCTCAGGTCGAGACCGTGGCCAAGGTCGCGCAGGCCATCGCCGGTGAGGCGGCATCCCGCGATGCTGCCTACCTCGCCATCGTGTTCGCCATCGGAGCCATGGCGTTCGCGTGGTGGCAAAGCCGGCAGGTCTACCAGCTCGCACACGAGGCGAACGTCGCGGCGGTCGAAACTGCCCGGGCGCTCCAACGACTCGTTGATCATCAGGAAGGAAAGCCCTCCGCTACCCTAGTTGACGACGACATCGGCGCACTACTGAGCAGGAGGAAGAAGCGATGAATGAATTT